CCGTCGTGTTCAGACAGTATCATCGAAAACCAGACCAGAAACTGGCCGGTTTCGGAATCTACTGTCAACTCCTGAGCACTTAGACTTGGCTGCGGCATTTAGCCTGCCTGTGTCCATGATTTCTTGGATCAATGGCACAGAGGCAGGCACAGGCAACGCAGGCTCAAGCAACGTGGAAACGTACTCGAGTGCATTCCTAAGGTCATCCTGGTTCATATGGTGACGAAGGTTCATTTCGAACGTCCCGTTCCCACCACGTAAAATTTCTTCGATCCGATGTTGTTCCAAAATGGATATCCCAAACTTCTTCTCGATTATGAGTCGGGAAGTTTGCGTAACGCAAGGCTTGGTTTTCCAAATCTTCTGCTCTAAGGCAGTATTGACATAATTGTTGTACCACGAACCGAGTTCATTGGTGACCATTTTACAACCCACAGAATGGGTTGCCGTCAGCTCACACACGCGATGGCAGAGTTCTCCTACGATGGGGTTGTCATTGTAGTTGAACTTGTAGCTAAGAGCTTTTGCGCGAAGCATAGCCAAACATGTGTTCCGGTCTGTGAATGCGAATTTGGAAGGTAAAACAAAGAAGTTTCGCAATATCTTCAATGGATTAGTAAGCACGACCAGTTCGACGGGATCACAGACAATCCCACAGAAACTGGCATCCCCGAAATAATCAGCTTTCTTGAACTTCAGTTCTAGCCCAAGCTTCTTAATCAGGGTCGGGTCCACATTATTGAAACGGCAGATGCCATCATCCCCCTCAACCAGGCCGACGAAAAATTCGTCAAGCCTTTCCACAAGTTCTTCGGGGTTGGCATTAGGTAACATGGTGCGCATGTTCAAGTACGATAGGACCAAAAGGTTGAGTAGGCCATTGGAAGAAGATGTCCACAAGGCCCCGCTCATAAGACGCTGATCTACTGTTGCCGTGAGTGTAGAGAATTTCATTTTATTGGTGCCTAATACCATCTTCTCTATCAGTCGCACGTAATGGTCTTTTTCAGAAAGGTTTCCTACCATATGGTTCATCCAGAACGCAACGAGGTGTGCATATACTTCCCTATGATGTGCCTCAAAAGAAGAGAAGTCAGTTTCCATTACAGCGTCATTCCCAAACAAATCACGCATCATTGCTGGCCAATCCTTGGGTGTGGTGCCTTTGACATAGTACTTGAGTTTGAAAAGGTTCTTATCCATGGCATGCTGGATTGGACCAAGTAAAAC